AGCGAGTGTCCCCAACGGATAGTACAAATATCCGACACGAATCGTTCGAAAGGGGTGGTCCAACAGGTTCCACAGTGTTCCAACGCAAAACACTAGCTATTACGGAAGTGAACCTGAATCTTCCCCCAACGAGTAACAACACGCTTGGAGGTGCACCAGCCATGAATTTCACACTTAAAGGGTTCAAAATTTGTGGTATAGTCTCCAATTCTGGAGGCAAAGCAATCGAATATCATTGGGCCTTAATTCAAAGTAAAGACCCAGGAGAAACAGTCGCCAATATCCGTTCTGAATTTTTCAGCGATCCTGGCGGGGGATTCCAAAACTATAGGGAATTCATTGAATATCCAACATCGCCATCATATGATATGCGAAACCTATGTCAAGGACTCAATCGTCGTAATGTGAATATCATTACACACCAAAAGTTTCGAATGTGTCCATCGTTAAACAACAACGGAGCTGGATCCAAAGTAATCAATGACAACTCTTCCAATTTACGAAAAGTTGACAAATATATAAAGGTCAACAAACGCTTAGCGTATCTCAACACAACAGGTACTTCCCTGGAACGCCCCATTTGGTTGTGTACTTGGTTTGAAATCCTCGATGATTTCGGAGGGACAGTAGGATCATATGAAGAAGTTTGGCACAACTGGCATACCGTTGGAATTACCAAAGGCGTTGCTAGTTGCTGCTAATTTCCTCCCCCAGAGCCACCGTTCCGCCTTCGCCCAGCATCTTCACACATGCTGGCCTCCCTTTTAAACTGAGTAGTTATTCTAAATTAATTATTACGTATCTATCCTGAGATAGTTTGTCCCTATCTGGATCTTCGTTCATCATAACAACAACATGTGCATTGCCATCCAGTTGTTTCATTCTTGAATTGTACTTAGCAGAAAACACCATGCCGTCCTTAAGCATTTCTAGGACAGCGTAGTCAAGGAACTCTGACTGTGATCGTTGTACGTCAAAGATGAAGACACACTTAGACTCGTTGACAGCATGGGCCAGATCAGCCCTCTTTCCAATACTTAGCAATTGGACATCATTAGGACGCTTCTTCAAATAATACTTAGCGAACCAACTCTTCCCTTTATTACCTTCTCTATCAACAACGAAAATTATTTCTCTGTCACTGGGCACATCATCAAGAGTTTGTTCAAGTCCTTGTTGCCAATCTCGGAGGGTAGCGTCGGGATCCAACCCGGAGGGAGGGTAGACAAGGTCAACCCATTCCATGACTCGCCCATAACGTAAGTACACGGCGGGATACTCTTTAGCGACCTGTTCAGGAGTGGGCTTTCGAGGCTGTTCACAGACCCACTGCTTGAAGTCCTCAAAAGTGCTTTGTTGACCGACTTCCCTAAAGGAACCATGCTCTTCAAAGTCGCCCTCTTTTTTGCAGTAGTCACTTGCTTGTTTCGATGTCCCCCTCGCGATTTCGAGGTGAGCACGTGTGTGAACGAGAGCTTTCGCCCGAGCAAGACGGGTGGAGGAAGAGAAGATAACGAAACCCTGGAGATGGGGAGTTCCGGAAGCACCGACTTCTTTTCCCCACACGATGTATTTGACGGACTCGGAAAGAGTCCTGAGGTGGGCGAGGTCATCGTCAACGTAATTGTTTAGCGTGAAGCAGTACCTGGTCCCGACCATTTTTTATGTCTTGTCTTAATCTGAGATTTAGGTAATACTAGGCTAAATCTCAGTTTGGGGTGACTCACTTTTTCGGGTGACTCAAAATGAAGAGGAACCAATTGGCAGCTTTCCGAGGCGGAGCCGTAACGCCTGCATACTTTTTCAAACGACAAAAATTAGCATATTCAATCGGAAAGTACGCCTGGAATAATCGCCAACAAATTTATAGAATGGCTAAAAAAATCGGCAAGCGATGGATTCAACGTCGCAAGAACATGGCCACACACAAAAGATATATGAATCGTTTCAAGCGAGTGTCCCCAACGGATAGTACAAATATCCGACACGAATCGTTCGAAAGGGGTGGTCCAACAGGTTCCACAGTGTTCCAACGCAAAACACTAGCTATTACGGAAGTGAACCTGAATCT